AGTTTTTAGATCTTGTTTTCCGTAACTATATTTCATAACTTTTATTTTTTATTACCGCTAATATACGGACTGATTAGTTCTTAAACAACTTTTTATTTATTGTATAGTTGTTGTGATTTTGCTATCCATTTATTTTGCTTAGCTTTTTGTCAAATATGTAGAGTAACTTTTTCATCCTCTCCGGAGTAGCTACCCTAAACTCTCTTATACCGCTTATGTTTTCAACTAAGCTAAAATCTTTCTTCCCTAACTCTTCTAATATAACGTCTTCGATTTCTTTTGCTTGTGCTTTAGTCCACTTCCCTATAGACCTAACGCATTCTATTTCTGTAAATAAGTCTTCCCATATAGGCTTTATTCCTTTATCCCACTTGGTATTCTCTTTCTTTCTATTAAGTTCATCTCCATTATTATACTGATGTCCGATCTTGTATAATACTCCTCGGTATCTTTTACTGTAGTCTGTAATGCCTCCTCCTCTGTATCCTCTAAAGACGTACCAATAAACACCATACGTTCTTTCCATTTCTCTTTGGTTTTAAATTATACTAATTCTTCTTCTTTTATTAATTCAGTTCCAGGCTCTGTCATCAGCATTGTAGTGTTTAATAACGGTAATGGTTTTGCTTTACTCCAGTCTTCTGAATATTGAAACTGCCCTCCTAGTATTCCGGAAAAGACTTTTCCATCCTGATTCATAACTACGTAATGCTTTTCTCTCTCCTTTATTCTCCTCATCTTATTAGTGCTGCTATTAAACTTAATACTACTAATGCAATACCGCAATACACTACCGCTTTCATAGCGAATTCATCTGTTCGTTTTTTTCTATCACTGTTATAATAGTCGTTTTTATTATCCATGGTTTATTATTTATTCTCCTAATTGGTTCATGTTCTGAAGATTGTCTTGCATCTTACCGTTTCTCTTTTCTTCACTATAAACGAGAGATACAGCACAGCTTAAAATATTATCTACCCAGGTACGTTCTTCCGGAACACTTCCTTGTTTGTTTATTCTGTAGATCATTCCATCAGCGGTTCGGATTAGCAGAATGTCTTTTCTAACTTCTATGTTCTTTATAGTCATATCTTATAGGTAAAATCTATCCCAGTTAGTTTGAGGTTCTTGCTGAAGAGCTTCTTGATAAGCTTCTTCGTTTTCGTATTCAAATATTGCTGCTGATATACACATAATTTATTTTTTATTTTTTTATTATCTTAAGCCTGGAAAGGCTCCTTTAAGATATGGTAGAGTGCACCTATCATATCATCCTTTTTAAACATATCTCTCAAGTCAACAGAGAGTAGAGGTCGGAGGAGCCTGCCGTAGGCTGTATTTTCTTCTAGAATAAAGTTAACTGAGTTGCTTCAGCACTTCCTGTTACTTCTACTTTTAAAGCTCCTTGAACTTTTCTTGTAGGTCTAAATTCTTCCCCGGCATTATCGATGATCATTCCGTTTTTAATAGTTAAGGCATGCCCTGCTACCGTTACGATAAAGGTTCCTTTCTGGTTATCCTTAATGAAGGATTTAACTGTCTTTTGACGATCAAAGATCTCTCCTTTAACTTTATATCTATTAGTGATTCTTTTCTTGTCAAGTTTCTTAAATTTTACTGTCTTTCTACCAACTTGCATTTCCTCCTTACAGATATTAGGAACAAAAGTATTTAGATGAGTACCTTGTCTGTCATTACGCATTAAGTAGTTCTTAGCGAAATCATGAGCATCATTATAAGATGTCTCTACTGCAGTAGCAATTGCTTTTACTACACAATCATTAGTCTCTTTTTGTGCTAACTTATTACTGGCGAGGTTTAAAACTTCTTGAGAGTAAGCGTACGAAAGTGGTTTAATTTGATTTGTCATAACTTTTATTTTTTTTATTATACCTAAATATACGAACTATTCTGTTCTAAAGCAACTATTTTTTCTTAAGCTTCTAAAACTTTATCTCTATACTGGTGTAGTAGAGTACCTACGTTTGTCATTCTTACGTTCTTGAAAGTCCTTACTATGTCCCCCTCTTTAGGATCCCAGCTCTCAGTAGTTAATTCAAGAGTAGCAGATTTACCTGAAGCTGTCTTACTTAAGATTCTTGCTCTCTTAATACTTCCAACAGTATAGTCCCATGCAACGTCTACCCTACCTCTTCCTTCTTTATCAAATACCATCCCTTCTTCAGAGTTAAGTTTGTCTTTTGCTGCATCTAAAAACATCTGATTTATTTCTGCTTCTAAAGAATTAATCTCTTGTTCTAATATACTACGAGCAGATCTTAATGCTTTCTTCTCATCTAATAAAGATTCTCTACATTGATTAAGTGATGCAAGAATATCATCTTCAAAGTCAATTAAGATAGAAGCTACTTCTCCTACTAATTGTAATCTCTCTAATTCAAATAAATTATTAACGCTGGAAGAGTATACTGAAGTATCAATCTTTTCAAGTTCTCCGGTTTTCCAATCCTCTCTTACGTATAAGGTCATTAACTCTTTATCATAGCTTGATCCAGCTTCAGGTCGTAAGAATGTAATACATCCTCCGCTACTGCTAACTTTTACAGTAATATCTTCCGATGAGAATCCGTTAAAGAAGTTAGTTGCAACTCCTGTAAATTTAGGTTCAGCAACTTGATTAAGAAACTCTTGATGCTGCTTGATTGCAACTTCTAACTTTTCTTCCTTAGTCTTAATAGTCTCTCTGATTTTTTTAATTTCTTTTAACATAACTCTTATTCTTTTTATTATTATACCTAAATATACGAACTAGAAGGTTCCTAGGCAAGCTTTTTCTTGTTTATTTTCAAAATAAATTGCTCTTCAGCTATCTCTTGAAGGAGTGCTTGTTCTATTTCGTAACGATCTGCTTGAACTTCTAAATCTAAATACATAACTCTTATTTCTTTATTATACTATAAAGATACGAACTTGCCGCTTAAGAAGCAACTGTTTTAGGAAAAAAGATCTTTGATGTAATTCCATATCAATTGTCTTTTACAAATTGACCATTAACCATCTTACCTGTACGTTTAGCAATTACATTATAAGCTGACTCAAGGCACTCTTCTAATTTAAGTCCTTGCATTTTAGCTTGAATGATCAGGGTAACCATAATGTCACCCATAGCATCAATGACTTCTTCACGGTCATCTGCGTTGATTGCTGTACATAATTCTGTACATTCTTCTAAAGTTTTAAGAGCTTGGGCCATTGGTGTGGCTTTATCCAAGATTCCTTTTTCTTGTGCCCATTCTTCAACGGCACATTCTAATTCAAAATAATCCATTTGGTTTTAATTGTTTAATTGTTTGCTAATAAATCTAATACTTCCACTATCTAGAAATCCGGTTTAAAGGTTGGTTTGAGTTTAATCCACCCTTTCTCTATTAAAGTTCCGATTATAGATTGTATTTGTTTAATTCTCTCTTCTCCCATTAACGGGTATAACTGTCTTATTGAGACAGGGCTGTTTCGATATACTCCAATCATCCAATCTACATTATCCCATCCTTCTTTAATATAAGGTTGTACCTTACTGGTATATTCCATAAGTATATTCTCAGTAGGTAGACCGTCTCCATCTCTTAAGCGAGTAACTTCTAGACTGAAAAGATCGTTCTCGTAGACTATTCCGTCAAACTCACTTATGAAGAGTTCCTCTTGTAAGGTTTTCTCCTTAACATACCATATTCCGTTTACTTCAATTCTCTCTTCCATAACTTATTTATTTACTTTAATATAAGAACTTTTAATCTTCTTTGCAACTTCTCTTATTATTATATCTCCTACCTATAACCCTGGCAATTTGATCTAAATTTATATCCCACTCCTTACAGAGTTTGCTTCTAGCTCCAAATTCATCTTTAAATTCCTCTTTTAAGAATCTAACCTGCTCATTTGATAGCTGAGTTAAACTTTGTCTTATCTTATCTTTAACTTCTTTAGATTTAGGTTTTCTTAATTCCTCTAATCTTGCTGGGGATAGATTTAGTTTCTTACCTTTGTTCTTACCGGGTTTTCCTTTCCTCTGTTGAGATAATATTTCTTTAGTCTCTTCTGTGTGTTTACGTCCAGTAAACGTACCGGGCTCATTAACAAATCTTTCTTTTGCTGCGTTAGATTGTTTACGTTTGGTCTCTTCGCTTTTAGCGTACGACCTATTTTCTATATGGTACTTTCTTCTTTCATCTGTCCACGGTAAACTACCTCCTGCTCCTCCAGCTTTTAGATTGTAACATTTGGGGTCTACTATCATCTCTTGTGTTATAGTTGCCTTTTCCCATTCTAAAGCTTCTTCAAAGGATTTAAATTCTACTAAATCTACTCTTGTAAAGAACTCTTTCCCGTATTTTTTAATTGCTGCTGATAATCGTATACCTGATCCAAGGTAGGGATCGTTTTCTTTCCTCAAAGTCCTAACACCGTAATAATAATGCTCGTTTAAAAGGTTCTCTGTTCTATATCCTACTATTTTCATAATCTAATTATAAATAGTCGTGAGGTAGAGAAAGACCTACTATAAAGTATCTTTATTCCAATACTTTCTAAATTGACTTATGTTATACTCTACTAAAGCCATATCAATCTCTTCCTCAGGGTAATGTATCATTTCATGCAGCTTTTGACTTTCTTTATGATACAGTCCGAAGTTTTCTTGATACTTAATACCTTTAATTCCATGTACAATCGGATTGCTAGTATCTGTAGAATATATCCAATTGTATTGTCCATAGAACTTCCCTTCAACGGGCAAGGCGCTTCCTAAAAGATGATGAGGTATATCAGGATTAATAATTCCCATATCAAGTAAGATACCTAGTAACTGCACTCTTCCCATCATCCAGCTAAGTTTCTGATTA